TCAGCAGGCAATGCCTGAAAAGGAAGTGAACCTTGTGTTGGATGGCTTTGATTCCCGTAGCAATTGCAGCGGTTGGCGGAATGATGCAAGGCCAGCAGAAGTCGGCGGCCGACATCAGCCAGGCTTCCGCACTCACCCAAAACGCGGCCTACCTCAACCGGGCGGCCAATGATGCGCGCTATCGCGGCGTGGTCGACGCAGACACCCAGCGTGTGCAGACGCAGAACCTGATCGGCACCCAGCGCGCCGCCATGGCCGGCAACGGTGGCTTTGTCGACGATGGATCGAACGCGATCATCCAGCAGGACACCGCGCAGTATGGCGAGCTGGACGCCATGATCATCAGCAACAACGCAGCCCGCGAAGCCTACGGCTATGAAGTGCAGGCCACCAGCAACCTGAGCAACGCAAAAACCCTGAAGAAGAACGCCAAAACCGGTCTGGTCAGTTCGCTGCTCGGCGGCGTGGTCGGCGGCCTTGGCAGCGCCTATTCCGGCGGCCTGTTCAGTGGCGGCAGCAGTAACGGCCTGGGCACCGGCACCAACGCGGCACTTGGCGGTAACGCTCGGCTGAACAACAACCAAATGACCGCATAAGGGGGAATCATGGCCGTACAAATTCCAACGCTCGGCGGCCCCGGCGTGCGCACTCGCGCCATGGCCGTGCCACAGGTGCAAGTCGCCACTGAAGATAGCCTGGGCGCCGATCTGGCAAAGCCGATCACCAAGGCCGCAGGGCAGATCTGGCAGAAGACCCAGGACGACGCCGACACCGCCGCACTGATGGAGGCTGAAAGCAGCCTGAGCCAGTGGCAGACCAACACCCTGTTCAACCAGGACAACGGCGTCTACACCCGCAAGGGCAAAAACGCCATCGACATCACCAACCAGACGTTGCCGCAGTTCCAGGCCCAGGTTGACGCGATCAGCAACAACCTCACCAACGACCGCCAGCGCCAGCGCTTCAGCCAGATCGCCAAGAGCCAGGAAACCCGCTTAAACGGCGAGCTGAACCGCTACGAATACGGCGAACGCCAAGTGTTCTACAAGCAGGCCGAGGACGCCACGTTGAACGCCGCCACGCAAAGCGCCGTGGCCTACTACGACGACCCGCAGCAAGTGGCCTACTACCAGAACAAGGGCACCCGCGTGATCGCCATGCAGGGCGAGCGCAACGGTGAAGCACCGGAACTGACCCAGGAAAAGGTGCTGCAGTACAACAGCGGCATCAACACCGCCGTGATCCAGCGCCTGATGCAGACCGACCCCATCGGCGCCCAGCGTTATTACGCCAAGGCCTACGACGGCATGACCGTCGATGACCAGGCCAAGACCACCAAGCTGCTCGGTACCAGCGTGCGCCAGCAGTTGGGCAGCCAGATCGGCGAAGCCGCCTACAATGCCGGCACGGTGGGCATCAACGGCCTGAGCAATCTGGTGATCCAGGCCGAGAGCAGCGGCGATCCTACGGCTGTTTCGCCAAAGGGCGCCAAGGGCCTGATGCAGCTGATGCCGGAGACGGCCGAAGAAATGGCCAAGGAGCTGGGCATTCCCTACAGCGAAGAGCGCCTGACCGCCGACCCGAACTACAACATGGCCCTGGGCAATGCCTACCTGAACAAGATGCTGGGGCGCTATGGCGGAAACTCGACCCTGGCTGTCGCCGCGTACAACGCTGGCCCGGGCAGCGTGGACAAGTGGATCAAGGCCAACGGTGACCCGCGCACCGACCAGATCAGCGATGAAGCCTGGATCAAGGCCATCCCATTCGAAGAAACCCGCAACTACACCGGCAAGATCGTCAGCCAGCTGGTGCCGTCGACGGCCAGCAGCAAGCTCGCCGCCGCCACCAGCGCCGCCGCCAAGATCAAAGACCCGGAGACGCGCAAATACGCGATGGACCGCATCGACGACCTGAACAAAGCTGACCAGCTGACGATCAAGGCCAACTACGAGACGGCCGCCAATATCGCGCTGGAGGACGGTTATAACGCCATTCCACCGCAGGTGCTGGTGACCATCGGCGCGGAAGACCGGGTGAAGTTGCAGAAACTCGACGAACACCGGCGCAAAGGCACCGAGCCGACCACCGATGAAGGCAAGCTGCGCGAATTCCTGTCGATGCCTGGCCCGCAGTTCAGCGAACTGAGCCTGACCCGGGACATCCGCCCGTACCTCAACGACGCCGATTACAAGACCGTCAAAAGTTCGTGGGAGAAGGCCGTGCAGGGCGACTTCAGCGACCAGCGTGCGACCAAGGCCGAGAACGATCAGCTGACGCTGGTGATGCAGCAGGCCGGCATTCTCACCGGCACCAGCCTCAAGGCCACGTCACCGAAGAACCTGGCCCAGCAGGAGCAATTCCGCACTGCCTACCAGAGTCAGAAGGATGCTTTCTTTTTGGCCAACGGCCGTCAGCCCACCGCCAAGGAGTCCAGTGACATCGCCAACTCACTACTGATCGACGTACGCCTGCGCGGCACAGGCACCTTCAGCGAGAACACCACGCAGCTGTGGCAAGTGGCGCCGGAGCAGATGCAAGACGCCTACCTGCGCAGCAAAGACATCGGCCTGAAGGACATCCCGGCCGGCGACCGGGCGCAGATCGTGCGCACCCTGCGCAGCCGCGGCGAACCGGCCAGCGAAGAAAACATCATTGCCATGTATGTTCAGGGCATTTCTGATCTTGGAGTGAAAGCACAATGAGCCTCGAAGTCCCATCGCTTCTGGCCCCAGTGGACGACACCGTCCAACAACCAACCCCTACGCCGCTGACCACCGCCATTCGTGATTCGTTCGACGATGAGCGCACCGACTTCGTCAACAGCCTGAAGACCGTGGCCAGCATCGCCCCGGCCGAGTACGGCAAGGCCAATGCCACCGCACGCCTGAGTGGCATACCGGCCAAAACGCTGTACGAGCAGCGCGACCGCATGGCCGAACTGGAGAAAGGCAACAAATACGCCGCCATCTACGACACCAGCCGCAAGACCGCCAATGCCTTGCGCGACGGTAACCTGGCGGCTGTTGCGCAAAACGACCTCGATGCCCTGACCCGAATCGAAGGCGCGGCCAGCGATACGCGCTTCAACCAGCAGAGCCTTGGCGAAAAGATGCTGGGCGCGATTCAGCAGCAGTGGACCAGTCAGGCCCAGGGCACCAACGTCGCGGACGCCAGCAACCTGCAGAAGATCGGCGCCAGCTTTGACGCGGTGGACGCTGAGATTGCCCGCGCCACGGCGGCCGGTGTGCAACCGTTCCTCGACGCCAGCGAACCCGGCGGCTTTGCCGGCGAGTACCTGCGCAGCACACCCGAGCAGCGCCAGGTGATGCGCGACAACCTCAACAGCCAGCAAGCCGAGTTCGTCAGCCGTGTGGGCGAGCAGCAGCAGGAACTGGAAGCGGCCCCGGTTGATCCGGCAGCGCGGAAGATCCAGCAACTGCAGACCAGCGATCAGATCGGCATCCCACTCGGCGGCCTGGAACGCCAAGTGATCGACACCGGCGAAGGCATGAGCAGCTTCGATGCCACGCTGGAAGGTCTGACCCCTGGCTTTGCCGCCCGTACCGCGCTGGGCGCTGCCACGGCTTCAGCGCCGACCTTGCTCGCCGGTGCCGTGGGCGGCATCCCGCTCGCCGCCGCGCTGAACTTCGGCACTGAATTCGACGTGAAGCTGGCCGACGTGATCCGAGAAGCCGGTGTGGACTTCAAAGACCCGGCCGCGCTGATGAAGGCGCTGCAAGACGATGAACTGATGGCCACCGCCAGCGACAAGGCAGTATTGAAGGCCGCAGGCACTACCGCCGTCGACACGCTGGGCATGATGTTCGCCGGCAAGTTGCTGGCGCCGACGCGCATTGCTGGCCGTCCGCTGACCGAAACCCAGCGCGAGCTGACCAACTTAGCCGTGCAGTTCCCTGTGCAGGGCCTCAGCGAAGGCGCTGGCGAGGCCGCTGGGCAGTTTGCCGCAGAAGGCAAGGTCGACACCGGCGAAGTGCTGCTGGAAGGCATTGCCGGCGGCCTGGGCTCCAGTGCCGACGTGATCGCCTTCGGTGGCAAACGCATGTTCACCACCCTGGCCGCTGGCCTGGAGAAATCACGTCAAGCCCGTGTTGGCCAGCAAGCCCTGAGCGCCGCCGCCGCCGCGTCCGTAGAGAGCGAGACGCGCAAACTCGACCCGGGCACCTTCAACCAGATCGCCACCCAACAGCTGGCCGGCACCCCGCTGGAAACTTTGTGGATTCCCGCCGCCGAGTTGCAACGCCTGAACCAATCCGGCGCCATCGACCTGCCGGCGATCCTGGCGCAGATCCCTGGCCTGACCGAGCAGTTCGGTGATGCGCTGGTGCGTGACGGAAACGTGGCGATGAAAGGCGCCGATTACCTGACCTACCTGGCCGACTACGACGAACAGCTGTCGAAGAGCGTGCGCACCAGTGCCGGCAGCTTCAGCGCCGAGGATGCACAAGCCTGGAGCGATCAGCAGGAAGAGCAGCTGACCCAGCTGGCCGAAGAGTTCCGCAAAGGACAGGACGCACGCGCCAAGGCCCAGCAGGATTTTGTCGGGCAGCTGGTGCAGGCCGGCTTCCGTCGCGCCGATGCCGAGCAATACGCCGCCTTGCATTCGTCCGTGCTGACCAACCTGGCAGAACGTAATGCGCTGGGCTTGGATCAACTGGATCAGCAATTCCCGCTCGACATCCGCAACAAGGCCCCGGAAGACCTGCGCCGCGTCTCTGTCGACGACGCCACCTTGCTGATCCAGCGCCTTCGCACCGGTGACATCCCGCAAGCTGGCGACATCTTCGGCAAGAGCCTGGGCCAGTACCTGCGCGATGCCGGTGGCGTCAGTGATGAAGGCGGCGAGCTGGCCGCACTGGATGCCGACGTGGGCAAGGTCGGGCGCAACCGCATCACCCGCAAAGACGGCGGCATGACCCTCGATGACGCGGCGATGAACGCATGGGAGCGCGGGTATTTCCCCGGCGTGGCCCGTGAAGACGTGACCCCGCAGCTGATCGTCGACGCCGTGCGCGATGAAATGGCCGGCAATCCACGCTACAGCGCCGAGCAGGAGAACCCGAACAAGGCCGACCAGGCCGACACCCTGAACCAGTTGCAGGAATACTTCGACCGCCTGGGCGTCAACCTCGACGAGCTCAGCGATGAAGAGGCGCTGGCCCTGTTGCGCAACCCGCAGGCAGCCGAAGCCGACGACGTGCAGCAGCTGGAACAAGGCGGCAACGATGACACTGCCCGAGGCTTTATCACCTTCAGCCCACGCGGCCAGGCCAACCGCAAGTTCAACATCACCCTGGGCGAGAAGCGCGACCTGTCGACTCTGGTTCACGAGCTGGGACACTACTACCTGGAAGTGATCCAAGACCTGGCCGCCAGCGAGAACGCCCCGCAGCAGGTGAAGGACGACGTGCAGGCCGTGCGCGACTGGGTTGGCGCCGAAGGCGATGCACCGCTGACCACCGAGCAGCACGAACAGTTTGCCCGTGGCTTCGAAGCGTACCTGGCCGAAGGCAAGGCCCCAGCGCCAGAACTGAACGGCGCGTTTGCCCGCTTCAAGCGCTGGATGCTCGCCATCTACAAGCACCTCAGTCGCCTGAACGTGGCGCTGAACGACGACGTGCGCCGGGTGTTTGACCGCATCGTGGCCAGTGACGAGCAGATTCAGGACGCCGAGCGCATCGCTGAAGCCCTGCCGCTGTTCAAGGATGCCGAAGCCGCCGGCATGACCGAAACCGAGTTTGCCCAGTACCAGAACAGCATCGAACTGGCGCACACCGATGCCCGCGACAGCGTGGAAGAGCAGATCACACGGGAAGAAACGCGCCGCCAGTCGAAGTGGTGGAACGAACAGCTGGCCGCGATCCGTCAGGAAGTGACGGAAGAAGTCGACCTGCAGCCGGAATACGTGGCACGCAACGCCCTGCGCAGCGGTCAGTCGCCCGATGGCCGCCCGGGCGAATTCAAGTTGAACAGCAGCGAACTGGCCGACCGCTATGGCAAGCCCGCCGTACAGAAGCTGGCCTTCACCCACAGCAAAACCGGCCTGCCACTGGACCTGGCCGCCAACATCCTTGGCTTCGAATCCGGCGACGACATGGTGAAGACCATGATGGGCGCACAGCCACGCAAGGATGTGATCACGCAGGAAGCGCTGCGCCGCATGGAAGAGCGCCACGGGCCGAAGCAAACCGGCGAGATTGCCGAACGCGCGATGGATGCCGTGCACAACGAGCGCCGCGCCGAAGTGCTTGGCAAGGAACTGCGCCGCCTGGCCCAGGTCGGTAACCGCAAGAACGTCACCAGCCAGCAGATCCTGAAGGAAGCCGCCGCCCGGGTGATGAGCGAACGCAAGGTGCGCGACATCCAGCCGATTGAATACCAGCGCGCCGAGGCCAAAGCTTCACGCCAATCGTTCGAAGCCTTCACCAAAGGCGATCTGGAAGCGGCCTATGAGGCCAAGCAGCGCCAGTTACTGAACTTCTACCTGTACCGCGAGGCGTCCAAGGCCAAGGCCGAAGTGGAGACCATCACCGAGCGCCTGAACGGCTACAACAAGACCAGCAAGCGCCAGAAGATCGGTAAGGCCGGCGGTGATTACCTTGACCAGATCGATGCAGTGATGGAGCAATACGAGTTCCGCAACGTCAGCCTGCGCCAGATCGACAAGGCTAAGACCTTCGGCCAGTGGTACAACGACCAGGTTGCGGCCGGCAATGATCCCTACGTGCCGGAATTCATCCTCAACACCATGGGGCGCACCAATTACAAGGAACTGAGCCTGGCCCAGCTGCAGGAACTGGACGAATTCGTGGCGCACCTCAACCACCTAGCCAGCCTCAAGGGCAAGTTGCAGGCCAATAAGCGCGTCAAAGACCAGAAGGAGGCGCAGACCCTACTGATCCAGGCCATGGAACAGAACCTGAACAAGGGCAAGCCGCTGCCGCTCAACGACTCCAGTCGCACGCTGCCGGAAGCCATGGGGGACTGGCTATCCGAGGCCAACAGCTCACTGATGAAGCTGGAACAGATCATTGAGCAGGCCGATGGCGGCGATCCGAACGGGCCGTGGACGCAGATCTGGTGGGAACCGCTGGCCGATGCCCAGGCACGCCGCGACGACCTCAACCGCGAGATCACGCAAAAGCTGATGAAGGCCACCGATACGTGGTTTGCCGAAGCTGGCGCCCGCGCTGGGCAGAAGGTGCACATCAACGGCCTGGGCAAATCCATCGATTCCAACGGCATCCTGGCCACCGCACTGAACAGTGGAAACGCCGGCAACCTGAAAAAGATGCTGGCCGGCAATGGCTGGAGCGACGCCACCCACGCCGAGATCCTCAGCCACATGCAGGAAGCCGATTGGCGCTACGTGACCAACCTGTGGGAGATCGTCAACTCCCTGTGGCCGGACATCGTCGCGCTGGAAAAGCAGGTGAATGGCATCGCCCCGGAGAAGGTTGAAGGCATTCAGGTACAGACCCAATTCGGCGTGGTACAAGGCGGCTACTGGCCGCTGGTCTACGACTTCCTGTCGCCGCAATACGCCCAGGTGCAAGCCAACCTTGGCGAACTGTCGCCACTCAACGAACAGGGCGGCGCCCGGGCCACCACGCCACGCGGCCACACCAAGGCGCGGGTTGACGGATTTGCTGCACCGGTGGTGCTGGATGTGACCATGATCGCCAACCACCTGAGCGGCGTGATTCACGACCTGACCCACCGCGTGGCCATCGCTGACGCCCGCAAGCTGATCACCGCGCCGACCGTGCGCCAGGTGATGAACGAACGCATGGGGCGCTTCCAGGCGCAGCAGTTCGTCAACATCCTCGACGGCATCGCCAACGACCTGAGCCCGGGCAGCGCGAGAGGCGTTGGCATCTTCCGCCGCACGATGAACGCCCTGCGTGGCAATGCGGCCATCGCCTGGATGGGTTACAGCGTCACCACCATGTTCAACCAGATCGGCGGCGCCAGCCAGGCGCTGGAGTACTTCGCGCAGAAAGGCCAGCGCAAGGACTATCTGCGCGCCCTGGCCAAGTTCAGCATGAACCCCATCGCCACCCGGGCCGAAGTCATGAGCCTGTCAGGGGAAATGCGCAACCGCTCGATCAACCTCGATCCAACCATTCGCCAGGCTACCAACCGCATCATCCGTGTTGGTGAAGGGCGGATCGGTACCGCGTTTAACGACGTGAAGAACGCACACGACGCGATCAAGCGCTGGGCCTTTGTGCCGATGACCATGATGCAGAGCGTGGTCGACACACCAGTCTGGATGGCTGCCTACGAGGCGGAAGGCGGCGTGAACTCGGGCAACGGTGGCCAGGATGCGATTCACGCCGCAGACCGTGCCGTGCGCCTGACGCAGATGGCTGGCGGGGCCAAGGATCAGGCCCCGATCCAGCACAACGAACTGGCGCGCTTCTTCCTGCTGGTCTACGGCTACGCCTCTCTGCTGTGGAACCGCAACGTGGACATCGCCCGCAGCGGCGTGCAGTCGATCAAGGACAAGGACGTGCAAGGCACGCTGGTCGCGCTCGAGCGTTTCGTCTACCTGAACATCATCCCGGCGATCCTGGCCGGCGCGATCAAGGGCGCGCTGCCGAATGGCGACGATGACGACCGCGAAAAGGACAAGCTGGGCGACACCTGGCCGGAATACATCGCTATCCAGACCCTGCTGAGCGTCACCAACGGCGTACCGTTGGCCCGCGATGCCGCGCAAGGCTTCTTCAGCGACTTCGGTTATGGCGGCGCCTCACCCATCGGCGGCGGCATTGACGCACTGATCAAGGCATCCCACTCGACCAAGTCGGAAGCGCTGGCCACCAACATGACCACCGCTGTCGGCATGCTCACCGGCCTGCCTTCCTCACAGATCAACCGCGCCACGCGCACGTTCTACAAGCTGGAAGATGGTGAAATGGAGAACGACGCCTTTACCATTGCCAAATCTGTACTGTTCGGCCCACCACCAAAGAAAGACTAAGGGGAAATAACCATGACGGTTAGCAGCCAAACCAGCAACGAGACGTTCCACGGCAACGGGGTCACCACCGTTTGGGATTTGCCATTCCGCTTCTTCAGCAATTCGGACATCTTTGTGTACCGCGTTGACCCAATCACGCAGGTAACGACGCTGCTAGTACTGGGCACCGACTACACGCTGACCGGTGCCGGCCTGCCGGAGCAGTTCGGCGTGGCCCCGGGCAAGATCACCACCACCGTGCCCATGCCCACCGGCAAGGATTTGTACGTTGAACGGGTGATGGACATCGAGCAGCTGACCGACATCGTCAACCAGGGCAAGTTTTTCCCTGAAGTGCACGAAGACGTTTTCGACCGCCTGACGATGCTGATTCAGCAGGACGCGGCCCAGCTCAGCCGCGCCCTGTTGCGCCCAGTCGGCAAGGACTACTACGACGCGCAGAACCGCATCATTTCCAACGTCAAAGACCCGGTGGCGTTGCAGGACGCCGTAACCATCGCGTTCATGCAGCAATACGTTGGCGGCCTGATTGGCGCCGGTACCGGGCCAATGAATCTTGCGAGCAACGTGCTGTACATCGATCCCTACGGCGTGACGAAAGTCGTGCAGAACATGAGCGGCGATGCCGGTGCAGGACTGATCGGCATCAAGCAGCCCGGCGTGAACACCGTCAGGCGTGATCTGTACAAGGTTCATCAGAAGGAAGTGCGCCTGGCCAACTACGTTGCTGGCGGCCTGGACGACCAGATCCAGTTCAACAACATGCTGGCCGACATCCCGAACAAGACCACCAGCCGCCTGATAACCATCGGCGGCCTGCAATCCAGCTACAGCGGCACCACGCCACGCTGCATCGTCGAAAGCGCCGACCTTCGACTGAGCGACAGCCTGGCACTGCCGGCATACGTCAAACTGTTCGGCGAAGAAGTACTGGTCACCCAAACCGGTGGCGTGACGAAAGACATCTTCACCGGCGTTGCCTACCTGTGGGACATCGAAGGCTTCAACCTGGCCGGCGGACGCCACGGCTTCAGCTTCCACAACGACAACATCAACTCGGCCATGGTCGAGATCCGCAACTGCGACATCCAGCTGATGGATGGCGCCGCCTTCAACACGTTCGCCACCGGCACGGACGGCCTGGGCAACCCATGGTCCCACCTGTCGTGCGAATTCAACGTGCACAAGGTGCGCATCCTGGCGTGCAAGCAGGCGATCATCAACGCTTGCGACAACATGACCGTCAGCAACAGCTGGATCGGCGCCGACAAGGGCAACATCAACCCATCCACGGCGCAGATCATCAACAAGGGCATTTCTGCTACAGACCCGAACTGCCTGACGCGCATTCACCTGAAGGATTGCATGCTGATCCCGAACGTTGGGCAGCTCGGCGTGGACCGCGTGGCCGGCGTGCGCTGGGCGGACAACTACGGCAGCTTCGTGGCTACCCGCACCCGCTTCGGCGGTGAGAATGGCGGCATGCGCATCGTCGACCAGCTGGGCGCACCCAACACGCAGTTCCCATGGAACAGCCAGGAAGTCGCGTTCTATGAGTGCTTCCTGTTTGCTGGCCCTGATGGCGCGGCTGATTCGTGCGTGATGGGCATCCAGAACCAGATCCCGAACCGCTTTGTGATGCGCGACTGCACCGGCCCACTGTCGAGCCCGGTCATTGCCAACCTGTCGTCGCTGAACATCCCGGCCTACATGGCGGCCTTTGAAGCGGCCAGCGGCAAGAAGGCCTACGAGTACTTCAAAGTGCTCATCGACGACGTCAACCACGACCTCAACGCCTACACCCCACTGCGCCCGATCATTCCTGCATCGCTCCAGCCGTACACCCTGCGCGGCCGATCGACCAAAGTGCGCAAGCAAAACCAGTCGATCACCAACGCGCTTCAGGTCAATCTGGTGTCGTTTACCACCGTCGTCAGCGACAACGTCGGCGCCTTCGCGATTGCCAACCCGACGCGATTCGTCATGCCGAATGGCTGCGCGAAGATGACCATCACGGTATCCGTGATAATGGCGGTGGACGGCGCGGCCAAGACGATCATCGTGGATCTGGTGGACTCGGGCGGCACCTATGTCGACGGCGAAGGCGAACTGAAAGGCATCAACCCGGACGCGGATCGGATCAAGACCGTGTTTAAGGTTGAAGGTGCCCCAGGCACCTACTGGCAGCTTCGCATTCGCCACAACGCCGCGTCAGGCCCGCTGAACATGATCGATTGCCAGGTGGACGTCACCCCCAACGACTACCTGGGCTGACGCTCGAGCTACACAGAAAGGCCGGCATTGCGCCGGCCTTTTTCATTTCTGTCCACGTTACGTGGTCTTGGCTTTGCCCATCATGCCCATCACCCAAATGTTCGCGTTCGGCCAGTTGACGTCGCGCATGTCCACCTGCACTTCCGACAGATCCACACTGATAGCGCCAGCCAAGCAGTCCCTCGGCAGGATGGCAGACTGGCCCCGATCAAAGGTGAATCCCACGCCGGTGGGGATGGCGGCCGGAATGGAATCATCTGACATCTTGCGGAATCGCACTATGAACGTGGTGCTGTTGCTGCCTACCAAGGTTACGTGGTACGAGTCAGCAGTTCCGGATACGGTGTAATCCGTCAAGGCAGGAATGCTGTTGTCTGTGCAGGTAGGGTGGGTGATTGTTAGCTCGCCTGTGGTTGGGTTGTACGTGTTCGCAGTAACCAAGGCGTTGAACGGGGAGGACTGAGAGAACGCGGTGCCCCATGTAGATCCGTTCCAGCTAGTGCGGCCAGCCAGCCGCGCGACCAGGAACAGAGTGGTTTGACCAGGTGCAGCAAGGTTCATGTAGTGAGGCACTACGTATGGATACGCGCTTGTCGGCGCCCTGAACTGCACGTTCGGGTACTGCTTCGACTGTACTTGCGGGTGCTGTATGGTGATTAAGCCCGAGGCAGCGACACTGGCAGAAAAGCGCTGATCCCCGAATGCACGGCTGTCCTTGGTGATCGGAAGCGAGGCCAGCGCTGGGTTGGTCAGGTCCACCAAGAAGTCGCAAGGCCCGCCGCCGCTGACATTGGCAAAATCCTTGTTGGTCGAGGCGCCAAAGGAGAACCCCGCTCGAGCAAAGTTCTCATCCGGCACCACGATCATGGTGCCGATGTCGAGGTTGTCACCGGTGTTGTAGTTCAACTTTAGTTCGGTGGACACCTCTTCCGGCTCAGTCATCAGTGACGGCTTGTGCGCGCTGTCGAAGATCCCCGCCCACACCGGCCCAATCGCCAGATCCTTGCGAAACGTGCCGCAAATCAAGTTGTAGAGCTTGCCGGGATTGCCGCGTGCGCCGTCCTTGTTGGCAAACAGCACATCTTCGCCATCGGGCATTTTCACGCCGACGATGTCGCCAGTTGTTTCGTCGAACAGATACGGTGAGCCCTGCCTTAAAACTGCCATGTCATTTCTCCTTGCCTGGTGCTGCTGTCGGATTTGCCGATGAGCCTAGCGCCCGATCATGAAAAAGCCCAGCGCGGCGGTCCGGCTGGGCTTTTACATTCCTCCAAGTTCAAACCTTGCCGGTGCGCAACGCCCGCATGATGGAACGCTGGTGAACCCCGGTGATCTTTTCCACTTCGCGCCACGGCCTGCCATCCCGGCGCATCCTTCGCGCCGTGCCCGCGACTTCAGGCGTCACCTTGCGGTTGCCGATCGAGCGGATCTCGACACCCATCGCCACCAGGCGCTTGGTGACCGTGGTGGGGCTGATGCCATAGCGCCGCGCCAGCCTGTAGGTCGACCATCCGGCCCGGTACAGATCGCCCATCGCCTGCAATTGTTCAGGCGTGAACGGGATGAATCGCCGATCTTCTTCAGGATCGATCATGGTGCCGCGCTTGTTCACTTCAGCAGCTCCCCGGCGAGATAAGCGGCGACCATCACAATGGCGATGGCTATGACAAGGAATGCAGTAACAACCAACAAACGCTCGTTCACTTTTGGAGCGGCCTTCTTCAGCGGCCCGAACGTGGCGTTCTCGATTACCAGCGGCGGCCGGCGATTCCAGTCCGTCTTCAGCTGCAGATAGGTGCCGTCGTATTCCTCTCCGCCCATCATCGACAGGCAGCCGTCACACCAGATCACCGGCGCGCCACTGTACGTTTCGAAGCGTGCCGATGAGCCGCAGTGCGCACAGTCCAGCAACTGCTGGGAAGCCACGCGCTGCTTCTCACTGTGCAGCGACTTGCTGTTCAGGTCCTCGTCCGTCACCACGATGTCTGGCTTTTTCCGCGAACCTTCACCGGTCCACCACTCAGGCACGCCAACGCCATACGACAGATCGATGGTGTGCGAACCGCAGTCCTTGCACGCCCATGGCCCGAGCGAGTTCGCCACATGCTTTTCCGCGTAGTGGCATTTGCTGCACCGAACATACATCGTCACCGCTGGCCCACTTCCTAATTCAAACATGCTGATTCCCCATTGATTGATTTGCTTGCCACCCACCGACCGCGGCGAACACCTTCGCGGCCTGGGCTTCGGATATGGTCACATCGTTCGGCACCGCAAGCCAACCCGATGTCACCACCTGGTTGGGATTGGCGCCGGCCAGGAAGTCGTCGTGCACCTTGGCGATCACGTCGCTCAGGTGCGCAGCCAGATACACACCTTGCGGTGACGCCTCTTCACTGCGCAGGTATTGCGAGCCATCCGGCGTCTGGCACATAACGCCCACAAGGATCGTCCAACGGTGCGCAATGTCACACACCGCATCGGCAATCTTCTGCGACGGCGCAATGCTCTTGCAGTTCTTCCAGTTGATCAGTCCCTGGCGCTCTGTCGTCTCGATGCACACCACCGCGACGTGATTGGCCTTCAGCAGCGAGCGCAGCGCCCGGTCGACCTGCACGCGGCGATTGCATGGCTTGCGCTTGCTCATGATTCGCCTCGGGCTTTGGCAATGGCATCGCGGGCTGCAATGATTTCATCAGGCAGTTGGTAGCTTGATTCAAGTTCCTGAAGAGAACGCCCACAGCCGAATTCGCCCTCAATCTTGACAGCATCTTCTTCCATACGAGAAAGCGCCTTCTCCAGCGCCTCAAGCAGCTCCGGCGCGGCGGCGATCAGCTTGGCATTGGCCTCGCCTTCAGCGATCAGATTGTTGTAGCTGGCAATCACAATATCGCCACCTTCAGCCGTTACTTGCGCCTCAATCTTGTCGTAGGCGTTGTAGCCGGACCAGTAATCCCAAGGCCCTTTCGTGTGCAAATTCATATAAAAATCCCCATTTCTAGATCGAAAATGTGTCTATTTCATCAAGCATTTATTGACTTTCAGCCGTCAGCCTTATAGCCGTCTTACCCAGTTGACGGATTGCACGGCGAGCCCTGCCAAGAGCCTGACGCACCTCCTTGCGATCCTGAATCACGCGCCAGGCCGCATAGCAGTGATCGCAGCGGGTTTCGTCATTCCATGGATCTGTCAGGTAGTTTTCTTGGTCATCACTGTCCAGTCTGATCATTCCGTAACTGCCCTGGGTGAGCTCATTGAATGCGCCCCACAGATGGATTTTGATCAAGCCCTTTGAATCGTGAAGCTCATGCCGCTCACTTTCTGGAGTATCCCAATCAATTGCCTTGATCATGATCGGGCATTTGTTCAAGCTTTCGCTGATCTGCTTTTTCATCAGGCCAACTTGCTGCAAAAGGCGCTCATGATTTGCCAGGGCGGCGATGAACTTCGAATCGGCTGTTTCAGTTTTCATTTCAAAATCCCCATTCCAATGTGATCAAGGCCAGTGCTTGCTGAGGAAGCCAAGCGCGAAACCCGCGAAGGTTGCGAGAATCATCACGATCAGCCAGGCGAGCAAGCCGATCATGTTTTCCCGTTTCATCCGAGCCTCTGTGAGGCTGCTGATAGTGCGTGAATCTTTACCCGCTACGTCGGCCTTTCCATCCATGCTAAACACTCCCAAATTTGAAGGCGCACGCCTTTGCTCAGAGATTCAATCGAAGCCAGGCGCGAATTTTCTGGATTTCCACGAACTGCCTGAGTTTTGCTTTTGCTCTTGGTAGTCCACCATCTCCTGTGGAGCCGCCGAGACAAACCGCTGATACGCACCTTGGAACTGCAACACGCAACTGCCAGGGCTGGCATGACGCACCTTTGGCACTTCCCACGACGTGATTCCGTTGCGGCCTTTCTCGTCATCGGCACGATGGCCGAGGATGATGATGTCAGCGTCCTGTTCGATCTCGCCGGAGTCGCGCAGGTCCGACATGCGCGGCTTGGCTTCTGCCGCCGAGCGCGATTCAGAGGCTCGATTGAGCTGGGCCAGTACCACAATCGGGATATTCAGTTCCTTGGCCAGCGCCTTAAAGCCACGGGTGAATGATCCGATCTCTTGGCTGCGAGTGCCAAAGCGATCTTCCTTGTCCGCACGAATCAGCGTCAGGTAATCCACAACGATCAGGTGCAGCGGCTTGGCACGGTGCTGGAAGCGAGCGATGTTGCAAATCCGGCTGAACGTCAGCGATCCCTTGTCGCAGATGCGCACATCCGAATTCCTCAGCGTCTCGACCGCCGCCGTAAGCGCAGGCCAATACTGGTCAGAATCCTTGCCGCCGGTATCAATCCAGCCCTTGTCTACACCACCAGCTGCCGCCAGCGCACGCTTTACCAGTTCAGCCCCTGGCATTTCCAGCGAGAAAATCAGCGAAGACTTGCCTTCTTTGCTGGATATCCGGTCGGCCAGGTTTGTGCCGAGGACGGTTTTACCTGTACCAGGCTTGCCGGCCACGATCACCAGATTTCCCGGGCGCAGGCCTTTTATGATGTCATCCAGATCTGCCAACCCGAACTCAAGGCCGATCTCCAATTGACCATTCAAGCGCATATCCATTTCATCGATCACGCCAGCCAGCATGTCGCGGTAGTGCATGACGTCTGGGATATCTTCCTGCACGTTGATGTCGAACAGCGCCTGCTGGGCCTCGGCAATCTGTGAAGCAATCGGTCCGCGGGTTTGTGCCATCGAGGCGATGGACATGCCGATATCGTACAGGCGGCGAGCCGTGGCGCGCTCCAACACGGTTCTTGCGTAGGAGGATGCGTTGGCCACGCTCGGGACGTCGCGCATGATGGTCGATGCGGCCACAATCGTCAGGTCACCGCTGGGCAGCACCTCACACACGTCAGACAGGGTAATCGAATCTGGCTTGATTCCCTTGGCGTGCGTGGCCAGGATCAGGTTGTACAGCATGGCCGTGTCGTCATGGCCAAAATGGGCGGCACTCAGAAATGCGCCAATTTCCTCACACAGATCCGGCTTGTGCATCAGTGCACCAAGTACGCCGTGCTCTGCATCTGGCGAATAAAGCTCCCTTGAATTCATGCTCTCTCCAGTACTTTCAAAACTGTGGTTTCGCGGGTCAGAAATTCAATGTCGGCTTTCCAGCCTCGGTCATTGCTTCCAGTCCAATGCGGATCTTTCAAGCAATCAGTGAAGTAGCGCCTCCAGAATTCGCCACTCCTGAACGGGTATTCGCCTGAAACTTCCATGGCCCAGCATTTGCGGATATTGCGCTTGCGCTTGTCATCAAGTTTCAGGGCTTCCGACAGAACCGGTACGCAAACCTCGTTGTAAGCCATCCGGATTTTCTCAAATGGGATTCGCTCCTTCTCTGGTGATTCAGCTTGCTGATCACAATGCTTTTGATCTTCTGGTTCTTGGTTAGTGGTTAGTGGTTCTTGGTTAGTGGTTAGGTGCTCATTCGTGCACGTTTCGTGCTCGGTTCGTTCACGCAACGTTCTTTTTGCAGCTTCACGATCAAGTGCTATCTGCTTGTTTGTCTTAGACTTTTGGTGATATCCGTCGATTTCATCAGCGATGCGTTTCTGTGTGTACAGCCCACCGTCAAGGCAAAAGAACTTGTCCAAAACGAACTTCACGGCCTCGATTTCGTCAACAGATCGTGCCCAGCACCAGTCAAAAGCCTCTTCCAGTGTCGGGAACTTCTCACGGTCATAGCACGCATCCATCAGAAGCGTGTACGCACCGTGCTCAAGCATCGATAGCCGGCCTGCCTTCTTGTGGTAATCGCCAATATTCCGTTTGAAGTAGTGCATGGCATCCCGCCTATTCGCCGAGGTCTTGGCGCTCGCCAGAGATAACCGCTGCCGGGATCATGGTCTGCCCGATGAATTTGTAGAGCTCAACGGCCTGATCAGGAGTCAGCTCTACGACGGAATTACCCTGTGCAATGGCCAGCAGGCCGGCATCCCAGCGAGCAATTGTTTTTTTGGTTGGTAACAGTGTCAGGTCCATGCTCAATCCTCCCCGAGCGCCAGAAATTCGCTGACCTTCATGTCGAGCGATTCAGACAGCTGTGTGACGGTGGCCATCGACGCGCTTTCGCTGTTGGCCAGCCGGTTGATCCATACCTGGGTGCACTTCATCTTTTCGGCCAGCTGAGTCTGGTTCATGTCCCGCTTCGCCAGAGCCATCTTCAGGCTTTTACCAACATTCATCTTTCATTCCTTTCAGTGGTGGTCAATTGAGCCGAACAATATACGCAACCGTGCGCATGGTCAACCGTAAAAGGTTGAAATTACCAATTGACTTGTATTGATGTCGTATCTACAGTTCGCCTCAGCAACAAGGATCACAACCAGAGGGAACGAAAATGCTCGCCTTCACGATCTTCTGCCTCTTCATGACCCGAGACGCCAAGTCACCGAAGCCGGTGGTTGGCTACACCAGACAAGGAACCAAGCAATGATCCCGACCGCATGCCGCGACCTGCTGGAACTGTGCAAGCACCAGGCGGCAACAAGTGAATCGCTGGTGCTGGCCACCAGAAACATCGACAGCGCCACCGGCATGCTGAATTACGCCCTGCTGCGCGGCGACCTGACGCAAATCGAACACGGCAATGAACTGGCATGGGTTGAGCTGATCAAGGCAACCCGGCCAGATCTCAAGGAGCAAGCATGAGAACCCAAGCCAAGCGCTGCACCCGGAAAGATCTTTCTTACCTGGCTCACTGGCGCGCCAAAGGCTACGCGCTGACCATCGACGACCAGATTCCGCTGGATACGACCACGCCACCAATGCCAGCGGCAGCGAAACGCCGCACCATCGCCGGCATCGTGGTCGGCACGCTGATCATAGCCGGCACGCTGACCATGTTCGGCGCGTGGTTTGGCAAGGCAGCGGGGATTTACTGATGAAAGCGACCATGAGCAGCTATGGCGTGCTCACCATAACAGCAGAGAATGGCACCGAAGCCTTTGCGCTTCGAATCTGGTCTGAGCAATCGAGAATCCAGGTAGATGACCAGCTGCGCATGCTTCAGTGCCATATCGACCCACGGCTTTTGTTGATTGATGCGCGAGATCCGGAAACTGAGTCCAATGAAGCCAACTAACCGTTTTTACGTCGGCGGACCGCCACTCGATCCGCCAGATGACGACGAGCCGGAAGACGGCCTAACCGACGCCGAGCGCAGACAGAAAGCGTTCGATGACTTTGATCCGCCCGAAACAGATTTTGGAGAGCCGCTATGAGAGAAGCAGTAGAAATTTTCGGATGTCTGAAGCAAGAGTCTCAGCAGCGCCGCGCAGGGAATCGAGAGAACAGCGCAAAGATTCTGGCCGACAATGGCATCCGCTTCGATTCGAAGAATGCCGCCGCCCACCTGATCGTTTATGGCGCCTCGATCACTGTCGACTTCTGGCCAGGTACTGGAAAGTTCATAGTTCGCGGCGGAAAGACTGGCCGTGGCGTGTTCAACCTCCTGAAGCTGAAAGGCCTAAAAGAATGAAATACCTAATCTACGCCGCCGCCTGCTGGCCGGTGGTGTCCGTAATCGTCGCGGCGCTGGTGTGCCGGGAAATTCACAAGGCGAAGGTTCGCGCAACCCGCTAACCCCGCTGCAACTTACTGAGGATTGAAGTATGAGTGAAGTAATGCGTTATGCGGTCATCGAAACCGCGCTGTGTATCGGCGGAAATCTTCATGACGGCGAAGTTTTGATGGTTCGGGCTGACGATCATGATCGTCAGCTGGCGGCGCTGCGGGAAGAGCTGGCCAAGGTAACCGAAGATCGAGACGCATGGCGGAAAAGATCGACGCGCCGACTTGCAGATTGCCAAGAAATGCGGAACGCCCTTAATGAAATCGAAGGTTGCAAGGACACTGATGCCGCGCTTCTGGCTACCGATACGCTTGCCGAAATCTACCGGCGCGAAAAACTAAATCCCACCGAATCGGGAGCAAGCGAATGAGCAGTAAGATTGACGTGCCCCTGGCGGATCGTCTTGAAGACATTGCGCAAGACCTGACTTTCATGAAAGACCGAAACACAATTCGCGAGGCTATCGCCCTACTCGCCGCCCCTGTCGTTGAGCACCAGCCGGTAAACGAGCGTGCAGCATTCGAAAAATTCTGTATCGATCAGGCCGATAGATTTCAGCCGGATCTTAGCCGAAGGGGTTCGCATCCTGAGTCTGAATATCAAAGACCAAGCGTCCAGGGACATTGGGAAGTGTGGCAAGCGCGCGCCGCAATCTATGCCTTGCCCGAATTCGCCGAACTGCAAGCCACCATCGATAAGTTGCGCGAAGGCATCGCGGAGCATTGGAAGGTCGTCTGCGATCAGCGCGCTGAAATCGAGCGGCTGAAGGGTGGGCAGGGGGAGCCGGTGGCATGGCGATTCCGCGTGTCAGATTTGAGTGACTGGTTTACAACAACACGAAAGGACGTAGCGGAACTGTTCCGCAAAAGTCCAGACGGTAGCCATTCTGAGCCGCTGTTCACCTCGCAGCCCGCGCCGGTATCGGTGGTGCTGCCATCGCCAGACGATTTGCGCTACCTGATAAGTCGCGCCGCCAGGGCGGCCGATCTGATACCCGGAGCGAACTACTACACCGCTGCTGAGCTAGCCGCCGAAGCATTGCTCGACAAGGTCAAGGAGCTGAATCAATGAGCCCGCCATTCCAATCACCGAAGCCGGATTGGGCCGAGGCGCCGAAGTGGGCCAAGTTCCTGGCGATGGACAGCAATTTTGTATGGAGCTGGTTCCAGTACGAACCCATTTACCGCGCCGGCGTCTGGTGCCCTGATAGGGGGCAAATGGAGCGCGCCTCACCATGGATCGGAAAGGACTCGCTGGAGCGCAGAACATGAGCGCACACCGCATCACCTGGGCCTGCACGCAAGGCGAAAACTTCTACCTGCTGAAGTGCCAGCGCGGCGAGATCGAGCTGTTTGAGATCATCGAGCGCCAGCGCTGGGCCCGCGCCATCGACCGCGTGATGATCTTCAAGCGCGCCATCGAGGCCATGAGCCGGATGATGCACGCGGTTATTTCTGCCGAAATCGAATAATTCAATTGCCATCATTGGTGATGGCAATTATAGTGGCAACGCAGCGCAAATCCGGCGCCTGATAATGGGGATTATCCGCATGACAACTGCAACAGAAGTCGCTACAACTCCGACAAAAGAAAACGCACTGGTCGTCTTCAGCGCGCCGCAAGGCCTTGATCCGTACCTGGCGCAGATCCGCGCCGAGATCGATGGCTTCACGCCAGACATCAGCACCCGCAAAGGCCGCGAGGCCATCGCCTCAATCGCGCACAAGGTCGCCCGCTCCAAGACTGCGCTGGACAACATCGGCAAAGAGCTGGTGGCCGAACTGAAGGATGTCCCGAAGAAGATCGACGCCGAGCGCAAGCGCATGCGTGATCTGCTGGATGCCTGGAAGGACGAAGTGCGCAAGCCACTGGATGAATGGGAAGCGGCCGAGACGGCGCGGGTAACCAAGCTGCAAAACGGCATCGACTGGTTCAAATTGCGCGCAACCGAAAATTCCGATCTGGATTCAACCGAACTGAAAGCAACCCTGGAAAAGGTTCAAGGCATCAACGTCGGTGAGAATTGGGAGGAGTTCGAAGCCGAAGCGCATCGTGCCAAGGCCGCCGCCATCGAATCGCTGAATGCCCAACTGGCCAAGCGCGAGAAGTACGAAGCCGAGCAAGCCGAACTGGCCAAGCTGCGCAAGCAGGCCGAAGAACGCGAGCAGAAAGACCGCGAAGACCAGATTGCCCGCGAGGCAGCCGAGAAGGCCACCCGCGAAGCTGAAGAAAAGGCCCAGCGCGACCGTGATGCCGAGGCGCAGCGGGTACGTGATGAGCAACTGGCCGCTGAGCGCCGGGAAAATGAATTGAAACTTCAGGCCGAAAGAGCCGAGCGCGAACGCCTGGAAGCCAATCAGCGCGCTGAGCAGGCCGAGCGTGATTCCGCTGCACGCGCCGAACAGACAGCCCAAGCCGAACGCCAGCGCCAGGCAGACGAGAAGGCTGAAGAAGAGCGCCAGGCCCAGCTGCGTCAGGCCGATGTCGAACACAAAAGCAAAGTGCTTAAGGCCGCCAAAGAAGCTTTCGTGGGCATGAACATCAGCGAAGAACTGGCCAAGGCCATCGTGCTGAAGATCGCCCGCGGCGAAGTGCCGAACGTCACCATTTCATTCTGAGGCCCTACCAATGTCCCAAGAAATCATCATGCCGGAAGAGCGGCACCAATCGGTATCGATCCAGCAACAGGGCCAAGAGGTCAGCATGCTGTCGACCATCAGCCGGCTGGCCCTGGACCCACGCTGCGACATGGAAAAGCTGGAACGCCTGATGGCGCTGCAAGAGCGCATGGAAGCCAAGAGCGCGCTGGAAGCCTTCAACGCGGCCTTTGCTGAAATGCAATGCGCCATGCCATCGGTGGAAAAGCGCACCGAGAACACCCACACGAAAAAGATGTATGCCGATCTGGACGACATCAATTCAGCCGTTCGCCCAGTCATGGCCAGGTTCGGCTTTGGCGTTTCGTTCAAGATCGTCAACCAATCCAACGGTGTCAGCATCACCGGCATGCTGATGCACAAGGCCGGCCACCGCGAAGAGACAACCATGATCCTGCCGCTGGATACAGGCGCCGGTCGCAGTGCTGTGCAGTCGGTCGGCTCCACCACCACCTATGGCAAGCGCTACGTGATGTGCGCCCTGCTGAACATCACCAGCGGCGACGACAACGACAACGACGGCTATGTCGATGATGCAGAACAGCTGATCACGCCAGCACAAGCGCGCCAGGTGCAAGCGCTTCTGGACAAGTGCAGCGAAGCCGTCCACACCAACTTCGAAAAGATGTATGGCGACCCTGGCCAGATCGCGAAGTCAGCCTTTGACGGCGTAGTGGCTGGCCTGAACAACTCAATTTCTAAAGCAGCGAAAGCGGCCAAAGCCGCGCAAGAGGGGAACGCATAATGGGCATGCAAATCATCCGCGACCTGGAACAAGGATCGCCCGAGTGGCACGCATTGCGAGCCGGTATCGTCACCATGTCGGAGATACAAAGCCTACTGGTCGACGGCAAAGGGATTGCAGGATTTGGCGCTGGTGCCATCACCTACATGAACATCTTGATTGGCGAGCGCATCACCGGCGAATCGGCGGATGCCTTTGAAGGTAACAAGCACACCGAGCGCGGCCATGAACTGGAACCCAAGGCCCGCGCCTTGTATCTGGCGCAAACCGATCTGGAATGCGATCAGGTGGCAATCATCCTGAATCACGGTTGCGGCTACAGTCCTGATTCGCTGGTTGGGGTGGACGGCCTGAACGAGATCAAAACCAAGCTGCCTAAATTCCAGGTCGACATCATCCTGTCTGACGCCGTTCCGAATGAACACGTTGCGCAGTGCCAGGGTGGTCTATGGCTTTCGGATCGCGAGTGGATCGACTTCATCAGCTACTGCCCAGGCATGCCACTGTTCATCAAGCGCATGTACCGCGACGAAGCGCTGATCCGCAAGATGCAGGAGCGCGTGAAGACCTTCTACGAGATCCTTGAAGAGCGCATGAACCGCGTGCTGGGGATCTGACCATGGCCGACCTTGCCCTTGTTCGAACTGCCAATGGCCTGGTCGGCGCCACCGATGCCGACCGTGAGCTGATTTCAAAACTGAAATACGGCGCCACGGTGCACGGCGACTTCAAGAAGATGCGGAACGCGAAGTTCCACGGCAAGTTCTTCGCGCTGCTGACGCTGGCGTTCGATTACTGGGAGCCGGTCGGCGGACTGATACCGCGCCAGGAGCTGCGCGGCATCCATGGGCTGGCCAGGTACTTCGAAGAGATCAACGGCAGGCCTGGGCAGCTGACCAATGCCGTGCAGGCCTACATCGATCAGCTGGAACAGGACCGCATGCAGCGCTTCCCGGTGGTGGAGAAAAGCCGCGAGGCGTTCCGCGAATGGGTAACCGTCGAAGCCGGCCACTTCACGCTGGTGCAGACACCGGCCGGCATCGAGAAGCGGCCGAAGTCGATCAGCTGGGCGAAGATGGACGACGTTGCATTTGAAGCGCTGTACAAGGACGTTTTTGCCACCTGCTGGCGCCTAGTCCTGCAATCACATTTCGAAACTGAGGCGGAAGCGATGTCGGCCGCCGATTTACTCGGGACTTTTGCATGAAACAAAACCGAATTACCAAGGCTGCACGCGGCCGTGATTGCCAGATCCGCGTTCCAGGTCATTGCAATGGCAACCCTGAAACTGTGGTTCTGGCGCATTACCGACTGGCCGGAACCTGTGGCACCGGCTACAAACCCAACGATCTGCAAGGAGCATGGTCATGCTCTGGCTGTCACGACGCCATCGACGGACGAGCCAAGTCCGATTACACGCAAGAAGAGCTCAGGCTGATGCACGCGGAAGGCTGCTTCCGCACGCTTGACGCACTGATAAAAGACGGAATTTTAAAGCTTTAATAGTGGCAAATTGATTGACGAATTCCGTAGTGGCAATTATGCTGGCATAACACCACAACACACCAAACCAATGGGGCTTTGCCTATGAACCTGCAAGAAAAAGAACTGATCGAACAAGCGCGCATGATGGGCGTTCCGGCGCATGAGTTTTCTGAAAAATTCATTGCCCGCGATCTGGTGGAAGCGGTGATGACCGCCGTGCGAAAGAACACCAAGCTGAAGGAAAATCAGGAAGCCAAGCTGATCGACGACCTGAACGACGCGGTGAAGGATCTGATCAGTTCGGCCGTGGCCGTGATCGCCGCCAATGGCCGATCTGCAATCGTCACCACTGTGAAAAGTGTGATGGTTGCCGGCAAGACCATCCGTGTGGTGTCCGACGTCGACACCAGCGACCCGCAACGCCATGCGCTGACCGACACCGTCAACCACCGGGCACTGCTGGTGCTGGCGCCTGATGAATACTACGACGCGCTGGACAGCAATAAACCGCAGAAGGACCAGAACGATTTGCCGTTGGAGGAAAACCCACTGGGCGCGCTGCAGCAGCTGGCCGACGAGTCAGTGAAAGGCACCGGACTCACAGCCACGGTTGTTCCTGATGATCCTGTTTCACCGTATGAACTGGCCTTCATCCACGTCACCAACGGCGGCGAGATCAGCGCCAAGGCCATTCAGGTGGCGGCTGGCGTCAAGCGCAAGGACGTCACCGACATCATCCTGACCCTGGCCAGCAACGGCATCATCAGCCAGCCGGATGACGAAGGCCTGCGCACTTTGATCCCGGCAGATCAGCGGCCGATGACCGTGGCCGAGGTAAAGCATGGCCATGGCTCTGCTGGCAAGGAAGAACCATCGAAAGAGCCAGCACCATTCGACGAAGACCAATACGCCGATGCCATCCTGCTGGTGCAGCGTGAAAAGAAAGTCAGCGTCAGCTTCCTGAAATCGAACTTCGCCGTCACTGAAGAAACCGCCGAAGCCATGATTCTGCGCATGGAGCAGGACGGTGTGATCTCGGCACCGAATGACATCGGCGGCCGCGCCATCTACGACTGATCATCACCGGGGCTTCGGCCCCGGCTTTCGGGGGAACGCCATGCAAGCCGCCAGCTTCAACCCGCTGAAACACCTGCGCCGGGCATCGGCCTTGCGTGACAACCATCTGGCCGAACGCATCAAGGCGCTTGCCCAGTCCCTGCCGGCGAGCAGTATCGGCAAGCGACTGGGCATCAGCCGCATCGAAGTCGAACAGATCGCCGCCCGCTACGGCTTCACCTTCAACGAACAACAGGAAGAGGCATAACCATGTTTGACGGAAAATCCCGCACAGCTGAAAAATTCGTGGTGCGTATGCCGCCCGGTATGCGCGAACAGATCGCTGACATTGCTCAGCGCAATCATCGAAGCATGAACTCGGAAATGGTTCTGGCACTGGAAAAGCTGGCTGATGATGCAACGCCGATTGAAGGCGCTTGCCCGCTGGCCACCAGCGCCGAAGAGATCCGCGCACTGCAAGCCTTTCGCAAGTTGTCGGCCGTGAAGCGGAAAGCAATGCTGGCTTTGCTGGCATCTGATCAATGAGCCCGGTGACCAAGTATCTGGCCGTCACTGCGGCGATCCTTGGGACAATGCTGATCTGCGCCATGGTTGGCTGGGAGGTGCGAGGCTGGCGCTGTGAAGCCGTTATGGCCGCCTACCAAGGCGAACGCGAAGAAGCCGAGCAGGCGCAGTTCGAAGCCGGAATGGCTGCTGAGGCCAGAAACAAATCGATCACCGACCAATCAACCAAGCGCCTGGATCAGCAGCAGGCCGCGCAGCAGAAGGAGATCGTCTATGTGGACAAGCAGGTTATCCAGTATCGCGATCGCTGGCGTGATCGCGATTGCAAGCTCACTGATGACTGGCTGCAGCTCTACAACGCCAGCCTATTCGGGACCGATCCGGAATTGCCCGAAGCCGGCGCAACCGGATCAGCGTCTGCTGGCGCCACCATGCTTTTACCTGCCGGTCGGAACTGACCCGGACGACACCGACGACATCGGCACCATCACTCATAACAACCAATGCGCCCGACAGAACCGTGACCTTCTGATCGAGTGGCAGGACTGGCACAAGGAGATTCACCAATGAACAAGCGTGACGCCAAAACATTAGCCGAAACGATTACCCGCGATCAGCTCCAGGCGATGTTCGATAAGGCCAAGTCTTCGGTCGCAGACTGGAGCGAGCCAAGCAACGCCAACCCAGGCATAACCCTCGGCGCCGCCTGGAACATCTTCTACCCGGTGTTTTTGAACTGTGTTCGCCTGAAGCCTTTGCTGATTCAGAACATGCTGTGGGTGTTCGGCGACTACCTGGCTGAAGATCTCAAGCCGGCGAAGAAGGACCAACGCAAGTCACCGGCCATTAACGTGTTCCACCAAGAGCCAGTGTTTGAGGTGAATCAATGAGCGCCATTGTTCTCACCGCAATCCGCACCGCCCTGACCGACTACCTGCCGGATCGCATGGATACCGTCAGCGCCCGCCTGATGATGCTGGCGATACAGAAACATGAAGACCCGGAAGAGCGCCGCTATCAGCTGGTCAAGCGCACCGAGGCGACCGCCCAAGAAAACATCGTCGGCCCGAAGTCGGCCAAAGGCCCGGCCCGCGGGCTCTGGCAGTTCGAACAGGGTGGCGGCGTGAAAGGCGTGCTCAACCATCCAACCGCTGGTCGCTATCTTCACGACATCTGCGACCGCCTGGACGTGATACCAGACCCAAAGCATTGCTGGCACGCCATCGAGTTCGACGACGCGCTGGCCGCCTGCTTTGCCCGCCTGCTGTTGTGGTCTGACCCGGGCAAGCTGCCAGGCATCAACGATGCAGACGCAGCCTTTGCCCTGTACCTGCGCACCTGGCGCCCCGGCGCCTACACCCGCGGCGATTCGCTGCAACGCAACGCCCTGCTGATCAAGTTCCTGAAGAACCACGCGGCCGCCCGCCTGGAAATGAACATTCAATAACGCACCACCAATGGGGAGTAACGACATGAGCATTCGCACCCGAAACGAAAAGAAGGCCGACGACATCGCCGAGGCCCTGCGCCAAGACAACATCAGCCTGCAAACCAGCGGCCGAATCATGGCCGAAAACCTGGAAGTGCTACGCGGTCACATGACGGAAATCACCCTGATTGTCAGGGAGGCATTGCCCCATATTGCTGACGTCAATATCGCCGATGACTTCAGAAAGATCCTTTCCTTCAGCGATTCTGATTATGCCGGCCCAGCCGCATGACCGACACAAGTCCTGGCGCCTCACGGTGCCAGGCTATCCGCCCTTCACTATGGGCGGCGACGAATGCACCGAAGCCGAAGCCATGGCCAGCGCTAAGCTGATCTGGCCGACAGCAGAAATCACCATTGCACCGGCATCGAGCCGGCCGACACAGGACAATCCCCATGAGTGACGACAAAACCCCGCAGCACGAAGCCCTGCTATCGATCCAGGATATGGTGCTGGGCCTGGCCGCCGAGCGGCAGACGCAGGTTTACATGTTCGCCGAGGACATCCGCGACATCCTCAAGGAAGGCGGCGACGATGCCTTTCTGGCCCTCACACTGGTATCGCTGGAATTCGCAGCCGTCGACGCTGAACTAGCCAAGGAAGAAGCCGAAAATGACGACATCATCCCCGGATGAAATACGCTTTACCGTGCCAGGAGAACCGCAAGGTAAAGGCCGCGCCCGGGTTGGCACCATCGCCGGCAAGGCGCGAATGTTCACCCCCGCCAAAACTGTCGCCTACGAAGGACTGATTGCCATCGCCGCACAGGAGGCCATGAACGGCAACGAGTTGTTCCATGGCCCGGTGATGGTTGAAGTGCTGATGCACTGCCCAATCCGACCAAGCTGGAGCAAGAAGAAGCAGGCGCAAGCGCTGGCCGGCGAGATCTACCCAACCAGCAAGCCGGATGCAGACAACTGCTTGAAGGCTGTCTGCGATGCACTGAACGGCGTGGCATGGAAAGACGACACCCAGGCTACCGACATTCACATGCGCAAACGCTTTTCCGCTACACCCCGCGTCGAAGTAATCCTGACCCCACTATCGAAAGCTGGCAGCAGCTGAGGAACCACCATGACTTTCAAGTACACAGAATTTTCCTGCTACAAAGAAACCCAGGACGGCGTGCCAATCGTTGCCAATGTGCGCGAGGCTGAATCGCTTGAGGCTGCCGTCGAATTGCTTGACGGCGTGAAGGCAGCGGACGGCGACATCAAATATCTGGTGATCATTGAACGCGGCCAGATTTACCCGTGCTGGGATACCCGCGTGGGCGCCGTCAAGCAGCCAGGCCAATAACCGAAGCCCACCGCACAGAGAGATCGCTCACCATGACCAAACTCTATATCCAGACCACGATGATTCACGCCTGGCCGGATGCACCGGAAGACAAACAAGAGGGCTACCACTACACCGATGAAAGCGGCGAACAGAAGTGGTTGCCCAAGGCTGAGTTCGAAGCGCAGCACCTTGAGATCGGCAACCTTACCGATCTTCCCGTGAGCGAGAAGCGTATCGAGATCGCGCACGCCATGCTGAAAGTCGAAGTGGATGCGCTGGCGGCGATTGCGTCCGGCCCTGAATTCCCGCACCTGACCGAGCAGGAACAGAAACTGATCCTCAACGATCTGCAAAACATGCGCGCCTGCATCGGTAGCCTGGCCAATCGCATCGCCTTCTTCAGCTTGCCTAAACCTGAGCAGCCCGAGTAAGATCGGCCACGCCATCGCAGGCATCTTGATCCCGGTACTCCCCTCGATACCGGGATTTTTTTTGCGCAAAATTTGACCGGCCCTTTAGCCGACCACTATAGTTCGCCCATCCCAGCCAGGCGTTCCCCCATTGCGCCAGTGGATGCACAGAGCCCGGCTTGTCCGGGCTTTTGTGCGTCTAGGGAATACCAATTGATAAGGAGGCCGAATGGCTGCATACCAAGGCAAGCATGGCAAGCGCGAGGTATGCCCACTATGAGCATGTGGGACGATACAAAACTGGCGCTTGCAGGACTGATCGGGGCCATCGTGGTTCTGCCGATTGAGAAGGAACTGACAACATGGAAAGGCAAACTGTTTTTCTTGTTTTCCGGTGTCGCCTGCTCTTATTTCACCACCCCGCTGGCCGTTTACAAGTGGAGCATCATCCCGGAACTAGCCGGTAGTGTCGGGTTCCTACTTGGAGCTTTCGGGGCTTCCTTGCTCGCCGCTGGAATACGTGCAGTAAAGTCCATCGACATGGTTGCCCTGATCAAATCACGGTTTGGAGGGGATAACTAATGGTCTTCATCGGCGTTTGTGCTGTTGTAATAATCGCGATTCATGCCTTCTGGTGCCTGTTGTCCCGTAGAGTCAGTGACGGGATCATCGGAAAAGTCCTATACCTTATGCTTGTACTTGCCGCCCTTGGCGAGCTGAGCCGACCAAACTCGCAGGTGGCTGATGCGGTTCTTTACTGCACCTTCGCCGCTATCGGCATCCGCCACTGGTGGATGAAGACGATCTGGCCGCACGTCAGGTTTTATATGGTCAACCGAATCCGCTGCGCCACCTGCCCACACAAGGAAAAGCCATAATGCCAACACCACAAATGACATTCGACGAATTCGTGACCGCGCAGGGCCTGATCTTCAGGGCGGAAATCGGCTACGCGGGGATCGCCGCCGCAGGCTTTGCCTATACCGGCATTACCACGGGCGCCGATGAACTGGTTATTCTTCAGCGCGCCTATAGCAGCAGCGAATCCACGCTGACGGTTGAACTATTTGAGGCAACATTCACCGGTGGAACTGATCCGCGCTTTCTCAACCGCCGATTCACCAGCACTCAAGCCAACCCGGCCACTATCAAACAGGGCGTTACTCCTGGAACTTTGACAGCGCCAATCACCGGGGCAACTTATCGCGCCAGTACCGGCACCGGACAAACCTCGATTAGCGTGCCTGGGGATGACAGCCGACTGTATCTGAAGCCAAATACCAGCTACGTCGTTCGCTACAAAAATGAAGGCGCCGGAGTTGCGGCCATTGCCAACGCCTTCGACTTCCGCAAGGTTCTGAAGGGGAACTGGGACGGCCTTCTGGTCAGCGCGTAAACAAGGAAATGGGGAATGACCTACGAACTACAGAAACGCAAAAAGAAGAATGACGCCGGTGAGCCAACAGGCAAGCCCCGGCTTTTTTGTGAGTTTTATATTTCAGATAATGGCTTGAACGGCGCACTGGCTGCGCGCCGGGCTGGCTACTCGGCGCGCAGCTCTGGCGCCACGGCCTACCGATTGATCAATGACCCGCTGTGTCAGGCCTACATTGCCAGGCTGGCCAAGGAGCGCAACGAGCGCCTGCAGGTCGATGCCGACTATGTTCTGCGCCGTCTGTATGAAATGGATCAGATGGACATCATCGACATCATCAACGACGACATGAGCCTGAAGAGCCTGAGCGAGTGGCCGAAGATCTGGCGCCAATCGCTGAACGGCGTGGAGATTGCCGACCTGTTCGAAAGCGAAGGCGACACGCGCAAGCTGATGGGCGTGCTGAAGAAGATCAAATGGATCGACCGGCTGAAAAACCTGGAGCTACTCGGCAAGCACGTCGAGGTTGGAGCCTTTGCAGATCGCGTGGTTGAAGAAGACGCGGGGGCCATTGCCAAACGCCTGGCCGCTGCCCGTAAACGACGAGCCGAAAAGCAATGACAGCGCTCGTCGAAATGAGCCGACATGACCTTGAGCTTGAATTGATCGAGGACATGGCCAGCTTCACGCATGACCCGGAGGGGTTTGTTTATTACGCCTATCCGTGGGGAGTTGAAGGAACAGAGCTGGCCGAGGTAAATGGCCCGCGTGACTGGCAGCTGGAAACCTTCCAGATCATCGGCAAGCATTTGCAGAACCCGGAAACCCGCTTTCAACCGCTGCGCATCGCCGTCGCATCCGGGCACGGCATCGGCAAGTCAGCCGACATCAGCATGATGATCGATTGGGCTATGTCGACCTGTGAAGACTGCAAAATTGTCGTAACCGCCACCACCGAAAACCAGTTGCGCACCAAGACCTGGCCAGAGGTTGGAAAGTGGCGGCGCCTGTCGATGACTGCTGACTGGTTCAATACCACCGCGACCGCCGTCGCCAGCAACGACAGCGAACACACACGCAGCTGGCGCGCCGATGCAATCCCATGGAGCGAACACAACACAGAAGCCTTCGCCGGACTTCACAACAAAGGCAAACGCATCTTGCTGATCTTCGATGAGGCGTCCGGCATCGCTGACAAGGTGTGGGAAGTTGCCGAAGGCGCACTGACCGACGAAAACACCGAGATCATCTGGATCGCTTTCGGCAACCCGACGCTGAACACCGGCCGCTTTGCCGAGTGCTTCACCCGGTACCGGCACCGCTGGATCTGCCGCCAGATCGACAGCCGCACCGTTGAAGGCACCAACAAGAAAGAGATCGCCAAGTGGGCTGAAGACTTTGGCGAGGACTCTGACTTTTTCCGTATCCGCGTGCGCGGAGAATTCCCGAGGGCTTCCGAATTGCAACTGATCCCGCAAGATTGGGTAGCCGCTGCCCGCGCTCGCCCGGTTTACAGCACGATGCACGACGGTCTTGTGATGTCGATCGACATCGCCCGAGGCGGCGCCGACAACAACGTGATCCGCTTCCGCCGCGGCATGGACGCTAGGTCGATCAAGAAACTGAAGATCCCCGGCAGTGAAACCCGCGACACCACCAAGTTCGCGATGAAGGTCTGCACGCTGATCGATGAACACAACCCGGATGCCGTGTTTGTCGATAGCACTGGCGTCGGCGGCCCGGTGGCCGACCAGATCCGCAAGCTGCGCCCGAACGCCAACGTGATCGACATCAACTTTGGTTCGGCCTCACCCGATCCGAAGTTCAAGAACATGCGCACCTACATGTGGTGGCAGATGCGCGAGGCAATCCGCGCCGGCCTGGCCATCGAGGATGATCCGGAACTGGAGCGCGAACTGACCGCGCCGAACTACAACACCGACGCGCTGGAAGTGGTGATTCTGGAGAAGAAGAAAGACATCAAGAAGCGAATCGGCATCAGCCCCGACGACGCCGACGCCCTTTGTCTATCCTTTGCCATGCCGATCATGCGCCGGGAACACAAGCCCGGCACCAACAGCGACGGCGTACAGACGGAGTTCGACCCATATGCAGCCTGACACCATCGAGGCGCGACCGTACAAGCCAGGCGACGGCGCACTGATCCCGGTAGCCGAACCCGATCCATTTGGCTTCTGGCTGCGCGAGGTTGAGCAGATCGGACGCGGCATGACCAGCTATTACCTGGACGGCCTGCTGATTGCCGTCAGCTTCTACACGCCGGCCTGGGATGGCGTGGCCGACTCTTGCGCGCTGGTGAACCGTGAATTGTCCAAAGGCCACGGCAAGGCACTGGCCGCCGCGGTACGCCACCGCATCGATCAGCTGATGATCAGCGACAACCTGCACCGCGCACAGGCCAACGCCTACGTCAAAGACCGTGCAAGTCAGGTATTCTTACGCGCAATTGGCTACCGTTATGAATCGACTATGAAGCGCGGCGCCGCAGATGGTAGCGACCTTTTCGTTTATGCCCTGCTTGGAGACTGAGCAATGACCAAATCAATCAGAAAAACCGTCGCGAAATTCGACCTGGGTCACCAGTTCGGCAAGAAGTTCGGCTTGCCTGATCCGGTCGGCGATACGCTTTATGGATCGGATCGCGCCCTATCGCCCACCGAGGCGGCTGCCAAGGCTGCCAAGGATGCCGCAGAGGCAGCCGGCACCGTCACATCCGAATCGGTGCCTGTGGCCGTCAGTGACGACACCCTGGCCGCCCGTGAAGCGCAGAGAAAACGACAGCTCGCCGCCGCCGGCTTGTCGGGCACCATCCTCACCGGCTCGCAAGGCTTGTCGGCCCCGGCATCCACGTCGATGAAGAGCCTCTTGGGGAGCTGATCCTGATGGAAGACAAAAAAAAAGGCGGCAAAAACAAGCACTACGCCGAGCTTGAGCGCCTTCAGAAAAAGGCCAACGCGCTGGTCAACGAGCGCAATAAATCCTGGCTGCCGGTCTACAAGGATCTGCGCGCCTACATTTCGCCCTACTCGGCGCAGTTCGAAGGCGACGTGGCCAATTCGGGCGAACGCCGCGACCAGAAGATCAACAACCCGAAGCCGATCCGTTCCAGCGAACGCCTGTCCGCCGGGATGTCCAGCGGCATGTCCAGCAAGTCGCGGCCGTGGTTCGAAGTGGTGCGGCCTAAAGACGCCAAGGACACTATGCCGGTTCGCCGCTGGCTCTATGCCGTACAAAATGCCCTGCGCCTGACGCTGTCGAAAACCAACCTGTATGAATCGCTTGAGCAGGTCTACAACTCCGAAGGCATCTTCGGCACGGCCGCAATGTCCTGTGTTCCGCACAAGGACGAAGTGATTCGGTTCACCCATTACCCGTGCGGCTCTTACTGCCTGGACACCAACGACCAGGGCGACGTTGATACCTTCTACCGTTACGAGCAGATGACGCCGCGGCAGATGGTGCAGAAGTTCGGCATCGACAACGTGTCGGCACAGACCCGGCTGGCGGCCGAGCGCGGCGACATCACCCGCGTCACCGTGCACCACATGATCGAGCCCAACCCGGATGCCGACATGCGTTACGTCGACAACCTGTCGATGGCCTACAAGTCGACCTACTGGGAATCGAACGCCGGCGGCGACAATTGCGGCATCCTGCGCCGCAGTGGCTTCAAGCAATTCCCGATTGCCGCCCCGCGCTGGATTGTCACCGGCAACAACGTCTACGGCACCGGACCTGGGTACATTGCCCTGCCGAAATCACGGGAACTGCAAAAACTCGAGTCGGACAAAATGCGCCTGATCTCGCACCTGTCCAACCCGAACCGAACCGCGCCCGTCAGCCTCAAAGGTTTGGGTGGCGGCTCCATCGTCCCGGGCGGCATCAACTGGGTGCCGGACAACCTGATTGGCCTGGCCATGCAACCGACCTACGTGCCGGACCCGAACGCCATCGGCAACCTGCGCGCCGAGATCAACGAATGCGAAACCGACATCGGCGAGGCATTTTCCGAAGACCTGTTTTTGCTGATCACCAACCGCGACTCCACCATGACCGCGTATGAAGTGGCCCAGCTGCAGGAAGAGAAGATCGCCATGCTTGGCCCGGTGATCGAGCGCAACGAAAAGGAATTGCTGGACCGCGTGGTCACCCTGACCTTCGATGCCATGGTTGAACAATCGATGCCGCGCTGGATGGGCCTGTTGCCCGGTGAGCCACTGTTGCCGATCCCGCCGGAAGAACTGCAGGACATGAAGCTGGAGATCGGTTACATCAGCGTGCTGGCCCAGGCGCAGAAGGCCGTAGCCACGTCGTCAATCCAACGCGCCGCGCAATTCACCGGCATGCTGATGGGCGCAGGCTTCCAAGAAGCCGGCGACAAGTTCAACCCGGACGCGGCCCAGGATGAGTACTACGACGCCATCGGCGCACCACCGACTATCCTCCGTGGGGATGATGAAGTGGCGGCGATCCGCCAGAACCGCGCCAACCAGCAACAGCAAATGATGGCCATGGAACAAGGCAAGGCCCTGGCCGATAGCGCCAAGACTCTTTCCGAAACGCCAACCGGTGGCGACACGGCATTGAGCGCAATCACTGGAGCATCGTCGAATGGATGATGAGGCAGTTTTGAAGGTTCAGGCCGAAGCCAGTAGACTGCTGGCCAACCGCATCAGAAGCGGCGCCCAGTACATGATGGGCAGCCGTTCCGGGCGCGCCCTGATGTGGTATCTGCTGGAGCAGTACGGCGTGTTTCAGGAAGGCTTCAGCAGTGACGCGCTGATTCTTGCCAGAACATCCGGGCGCCGATCAGCCGGCCTGCAACTGATGCAACTGATCGACACCTTCACGCCAGAGAAGTACCAGAAGATGGTCGACGAAGCACGCGAAGACGCACTAAAAACCAACCCAATGGGGGAAGAGTAAATGCACGGTATCAACGCACTGCGTAAATTGTTCGGTCTTGTGCTGATGAACGAAGCGCCAGCGGATGGCGGCCAAGGTGGCGGCGGCGGAAACGATCCCGCTCCCACAGGTTCCGACCTCGCTCCAAACGGCGAAACCCCTGTAAACGTTGAAGGTTCCAGCCTGCTGGGCGACCTGAAAACTGACGAAAAAACCGATCTCGCTCCTGCAGGCGAAAAGCCTGAAGGCGAGAAGAAAGAAGGCGAGGAAGGCGAGAAGAAAGACGACAAGCCGGACGAAGGCGCCCCGGAAGTTTACGAGGCGTTCAAAGCCCCGGACGGCATCGAACTCGACGAAGCCGTCATGCCCGAGGTTCACGAGATATTCAAAGACCTTGGCCTGTCGCAAGAGAAGGCCCAGGAGGTTTTCGAAAAGTTCCTGGGTATTCAGCAGAAGCTCGCCGGCACCCCGGAAGAGCAGATGCAGGCCGCTGAGCAACAGATCGTTGCACTCAACACGCGCCTGGCCGAAGAGTGTAAAAACCTGCCGGAAATCGGCGGCGAGAAGTTTGGCGAATCGCTGGCCACCGCGTCGAAAGTGATTCAACAGTTCGGCACACCGGAATTTCGCCAGCTGGTTGCCTACACTGGCGTGGGATCGCACCCGGAATTTTTCAAGATGATGGTTGCAATTGGTTCTAAGATGTCCCCCGATAACTTTGTGCAAGGAGGCGATCCAGCAGTAACCGAGCGCCGAGGCGAAGACATCATGTTTGGCCACCTGTTCAAAAAGTAACACCACCCCGAAAAAGTGAAGAGGATTTAAACCATGGCATTGCTCTCTACCGTCTCGCTGACGCTGGCCGACTTGGCGAAACGCCAGGAAGGTACTGACGCCGGGAAGAAAATCGCGATCATCATCGAGATCCTTTCCCTGCAAAACGAAATGCTTCAGGACATCCCATGGATGCCGGGCAACGACGGCACCGGCCACAAGACCACCGTGCGGTCCGGCCTGCCATCCGGCACCTGGCGCAAACTGAACTACGGTGTGCAGCCCGAGAAATCGACCACCGTTCAGATCCGCGATCAGACCGGCATGCTTGAAACCTACTCCGAGATCGACAAGAAGCTGGTGGCGATCTCCAAGGACAAAGAAGGCTTCATGATGTCCGAGAGCCGTGCTTTCCTTGAAGGCATGTCGCAAAACATGGGCACCCAGCTGATCTATGGTGACGCCGCCGTCAACCCGGAACGCATCACCGGCCTGGCACCTCGCTTCAACAGCCTGTCGGCTGAGAACGGTGACAACATCATCGACTGCGGCGGCACCGGTTCCACCAACACTTCCATGTGGCTGATCGCCTGGGGCGATACAACCGTGCACGGGATCTTCCCGGACGGTTCGGTGGGCGGTATCCAGATCGGGGAAACCAAGGAAGAAACCCTGCTGGACAACCAGACCCCGCCTGGCAAGTACGAAGGCTACCGCACCCACTACAGCTGGGACGCCGGCCTGACCGTGCGTGACTGGCGTTATGTGGTGCGCGCCGCCAACATCGACGTGAACACGCTGAAGAAGGACGCCGCGACCGGCCCGGATCTGGTCGACATCATGGTGCAGATGCTGGAACTGCTGCCAAACGAAACGACCGGCACCCTGCGCTTCTACGTGCCCCGTGTGATTCGTTCTTACCTGCGCCGCCAGATCAAGAACAGCAAAAACGTGTTCATCAACATGGGCGAAGTAGCTGGCAAGAAAGCCGTGATGTTCGACGACGTTCCTGTTCGTCGCATGGACGCAATCCTGTCCAACGAAGCCCGCGTGGTCTGATTCAACGCCGCTCAGCAATGGGCGGCAATGACCTTTTGCTTTTCAAGATCGAGGAAAGAACATGAGCATCATCGACCGCTTCCTGCAAGTCTCCAACAACCAAGCCATCACTGTGACGGCCGTATCCACCGACGTGATCGACGCCGGTTCCACCAAGAACGCGGCCATTGGCCGTGACCTCGGCGGCGGCACCCAGCTGTTCATGGAAATCACCGTCACCGCAACCATGACCGGCGCCGGCACCCTGGCCATCGCCCTGCAAGACTCGGCGGATAACTCGTCGTTCGCGGATGTGCTGAGCCTGCCGCCAATCGCCGTGGCCAGCCTGCCAGTGGGCACTCGCCTGTACATCCCACTGCCGGCCAAGATGCGCCGCTACATCCGCAACAACTACACCATCGCTTCCGGCCCGTTCACTGGCGGCACCCTGAGCGCCCAGGTCGTCGATGGCATGACGGTTGAACGCGCCTACCCTGATTCGCTCAGCAAAGTGGTTTAACTGAGCGCCTAGCGTAAGGAGTGGGGAACATGGCAAAAAACACCAGCTTTATGGTGCGAGCAATACAGATGGGCTTCTTGGGATCGCTGCGCGAAGTTGGTTCAACCTTCGCCGTGGAAGAAGAAGCCTTTTCCGAAAAGTGGATGGAACGCCTGGAGCCGAAGGAAGCGGCCAAGGCAGCATCAGCGCCGGCACCGGACGCCGGCCTGGGCTTCACCATCAAGCACGTACCAGCAGGGAATTGGGTTGTGCTGAACAAGGACGGCGAGCGCTTCAGTCGTGTGTTCAAGAAGGACGAAGGCAATGCCAGGGAACTGGCCGAGCAGGAAGCGTTGCGCTTGAATGCCGGCGGTGAACCGGTGATGCCTGGGCCAAGTGGCGGCGGCGCTCAACCACCACTGCAAGAGGAAGAAGAGGACGCGAACCTTCCTGACGCTTAATCCACTACCATAACAGGGGCCGAAAGGCCCCTTTTCATTTGCGCCGCTGGAGGACGCCCCATGGCGAGCAAGATCGAGATCTACAACATGGCCCTGTTCCACGTCGGCAGTACGTCGAAGGTTGCCAGCGTTGACGAACAAAGCATGGAAGCCATCGTGTGCAGCACGTTTTACCCGACCGCCCTCGATGCCCTGCTGGCGTACAAATCGGCGGACTGGGGTTTTGCCACAAAAAGCGTGGCCCTGGCCGACATCGGCAGCCCGCCAACTAACTGGCTCTACCGCTACATGTACCCAAACGATTGTGTGCGTGCCATCCAGATTGTGATCCCCGGCACGCGCAACCCGATGCAAGGCCAGGAAATCCCCTACGACCTGCAGCAAGGTGACGTCAGCCTGTCCATCGTGACCGACATGCCACAGGCCGAACTGCTGTACATCTCCCGTGGCTTGCCGGCCGAGCGCCTGCCGTCCAACTTTGTCATGGCGCTGTCCTACCAGATGGCCGGCCTGATCTGCACCCCACTGAAAAAAGACCTGGCCACCGCCCAGGCCCTGTTCCAGATGGCCGAGCAATGGACGCAGGTAGCGATGGCCGCCAGCCTCAACCAGCAGCAGCCGGACAACCCGCCGATTTCGATCTATGAAGCGGAGGCGCACGCATGACCACCAGCATCATTCAAACCAGCTTCAGCCGTGGCGAGATCGGCCCGCAACTGTTCGGCCGCGTGGACCTGGCCGCCTACCAAAACGGCCTGAAACAGCTGAGCAATTACATCGTCACGCCCTATGGCGGCTTCGTGAACCGGGCCGGCTCCTACTTCATCGCGCAGACGCTGAACAACGAAGTGGCTCGCCTGATCCGCTTCAAGTTCAACAATGCGGACGCCTACGCGCTGGAATTCACCCACTTGGCCATGCGCGTCTACCGCAACGGCGGCCTGGTGCTGAACACTGCCGGCCCAAACATCGGCCTACCGTTTACGCTGGTTACCCCGTTCACCCGCGACGAACTGTTCTCGATCAACTTCACCCAGTCCGGTGACGTGATGGACATGGTGCAGGTCAACCACAAGCCTCAGAAGCTAAAGCGTTTTGCCCATGACAATTGGACAATCACGCCGGTTTCTCTGGTGCCAAGCGTGGCCGCCCCCGCCAGCGCCACGGCTACCACCCCGGGCGGCGGCACAGGCAACACCCAAGTTTGGAAATACCAGATCACCGCCGTGCTGGACGATGGCAGCAACTCCATCGAAGAATCGCTGCCCGTGACATCCAACAGCGTGACCGTGTTCAACAGCAACGTGCAGGCGACCGTGATCTGGCCGGCAGTGGTCGGCGCCGCCTATTACAACGTGTACAAGGACAACGCGGGCTCTGGCATTTACGGCTTTGTCGGCAAGGCCAACGCCCTGACCTTCACCGATAACAACATCGCCCCGACCAAGACCGACACGCCGCCGACCGGCACCGATCCGTTCATTGGCGCCGGCAATTTCCCCCGCGCCGTGGGCTACTACCAGCAGCGCCTGGCCTACGCCGCGACACTGAACAAACCGCAAACCCTGTGGTTCAGCAAAACCGGTGTGTTCATGAACTTCGGCTATTCAACGCCGCAGAAGGATGACGACGCGATCACCTGGACGCTGGCGAGCAACGAAGTAAATACGATCATGCACCTTGTCCCGCTGAAATCCCTGCTGCCTTTCACTGATGGCGCCGAATGGCTGATCCAGGGATCGCAGGCCGGCTTCACTGCCAAGACCATCAACGGCGATGCGCAGTCATACAACGGCATTGGCCAGCTTCGGCCGCTGCTTATCGGCACCAGTGTCGTCTATGCCCAGGAACGCGGCCGCGAAGTGACTGCCTTCGGCTACAGCCTGCAGGCCGATGGCTTCAGCGGCAGCACGATCAGCATCCTGTCGCCGCATCTGATCGAGGACTACAGCCTGGTTGATTGGGATTATCAGAAGATCCCCTACCACGTCATCTGGGCAGCCCGCTCTGACGGCGCATTGGTCAACTGTACCTACATCCCCGAGCAGGACGTAAACGGCTGGTCACACCAGCACACGGATGGCCGCTATACCTCCGTGTGTTCCGTGCCGGAAGGCCGCGACGATGCCGTGTACGTCTGCGTGGAACGCGACATTGGTGGCGTGACCAAGCGCTACATCGAACGCTTCGCCAACCGCATCATGGAGCGCTACCGTGGCACCCCGATCATCAGCCGATCGCACTTTGTTGACTGTGGCCTGGTCTTCAACGGCGCCAACATGAACCCGGCCACCACCCTGACGATCACCGGCGGAACCAACTGGCAGTCCCCTGAGACGCTGACCGCCACCGCGTCCACGGCGATGTTTGCTGCTGGTGACGTGGGCGACATGCTGCAATACACCGCCACCCCGATTGCCGAGCCCTTCCGCTTCAAGATCCTGGCCTACACCAGCCCCACCGTCGTGCAGGTGCAGCCGCTCGGCGTGGTTCCACCAGAGATCCGTGGCGTGGCGTTCAACCTGTGGGCCTTCGCCCGCGACACCTTCACCGGCCTGGCGCACTTGGAAGGCAAGGTGGTGTCCGTGCTGGCAGACGGTAACGTGGCGCCGCAACAGGTCGTCACCGGCGGCGCCATCACCATTCCTGACCCGTCGGCCATCGTGCATATCGGCCTGCCCTATCGCTCGCTGGCGGAAACCCTGCCGATCAACATCGCCGGCCAGGAAACGCTGCTGGACAAACCCGTGCAAGTGGCCAGCGTGTCGCTGTTGCTGAAAGATTCACGCGGCGGCAAGGTCGGCAGCAAGGAAACCAGCCTGTTCGACATGAAGCAACGGTCGATCAGCGACAACTACGGCAGCATGGCGGCAATCAATGGCCTGGCTGAAGTCAGCGTCAGCGACACCTGGGAGAACACCGGCTGTTTCTTCATCGTGCAGGATGACCCGCTGCCGATGAACGTGATCGCCGCCATTCCCCGCGATGAAACCGGTGGCAAGCTGTGATCAATGTCAGGCGCATGACCGCCGACGACATCGATCCGATTGCCAGATCAGCACGCCAGGCCGACCGAGACGAGATCGAAGAAGGTTGCGGCCAATCCATTGCTTCGGCGTTAACGCTTGGCCTACGCTCCAGCGTGGCCGCTCACGTCATTGCTTGGGGCGATACCCCGCTGGCGGCATTTGGCGATGTCTGCTACAGCCCAGGCGCCGGGATCGGTATCCCGTGGCTGATCAGTACCGATGCCATCGAACAGCACCCGCGTGCCTTCTTGCGCATCTGCAAGCCGCTGGTGGCGCAGATGCTAGAGCGCCATCAAACCCTGATCAACTACGTCGACACGCGTAACACGGCGGCCATCCGCTGGCTTGAATGGCTTGGCTTTAGCATGGGAAGTGCCGAACCTTATGGGCCGGCAGGACTTTTGTTTAGGCGGTTTTCAATGGATCGCGGCCATGGTTGACATGATATCCAAGCTGGAGCTCTGCCGATTTTCTGGCGCAGGCCGCGTCGAAAATACTGTCGAACACGCCTATATGGGTAGTCTTCCCGCCTATCCTTATTTGGACCGTAAGCCTCCCATCTTGGGTGTTGAAGTGAACTCCATTCATACCAGTCCTATTGCGCTTGCCTCGCTTCATGTTCCGGCTATTCTCGGCCTGAGTCACATCACGAAGATTGCAAATTCGGTTATCTCCGGGATTGCCATTTATATGGTCAATGTTTCTGCTTGGAAACGCACCGTAATGATAAAGCCAAGCAAGGCGGTGAGCCTCCCATATGCGGCCAAAAATCCCGATCCTGATATTTCCACGTTTCTTGGTTGCCGTCCCCATAGACTGGCCTGCTTTCCATCGAGCAAAGGTTGCCCCAAACTGGTTTCCACCAGCATCTTGCCGGCGTGTGAAAACACCAGTTTCATGGTCATAATCAACGTATTGCTTAAGCTGTTCTTGAGTGATCATTTTTGCACCTTAGTCAAGGCAGTCGAAAGGATGCGGCAACCACTGACTAGGTGGAGTTCGGGTTGCATCCCTAGCCGCAAAAGAACTTTATCAACTAAATCTGTCAGCAGGCAATGCCTGAAAAGGAAGTGAACCTTGTGTTGGATGGCTTTGATTCCCGTAGCAATTGCAGCGGTTGGCGGAATGATGCAAGGCCAGCAGAAGTCGGCGGCCGACATCAGCCAGGCTTC